TACTGAACCATCTTCTTTAACTTCTAGTTTGTAGATTAATCCTAGATCGTAAATGTTGACACTAGGCATCTCTGGGTCATACACACATTTTAGTTCAGCAATAACCTGTTCTTCTACTGACATTACATCATTCCTGCTTCAAATTTCTTCCATCCAATAGCGTGACTTACATCCCACCCACGATTATCGATAGACTTAATTATGCCTTCGATATATTTTATAACAATTTCAAGATAATTTATTTTTGACCCAAGGTCTATAATATCATCATCAGAATTTATATACATAGCTAGGTCAGTTTTGAGTACTTTTAGATCAAAAGGTTTTGATACATACACTTTAGCATCTGATTTGCCGCCATAGTATTCCCATTTTGCTCTATATAGTTTTTGGTAATCTCCCTTATTTCTTGCCAATAAAAGTTCGAACCGTGTCTTGTAGTCTAGCCACTTAGCTTTGATTTCTTGGTTACGATAAGATTCTTGATCAAGATGTTCTTGATCAGTGATAGGTAGGTCTTTGTATGCTTCTTTTTTCAATTCGTCTAATGTCATAATATACTTTCTTAAAAAAATGAGCAGAGTTTGATTACTCTCTATTATTTATATTGACCCTAGTGAGTTGCAACGAGTAGTCACTAGATCATTAAGTCTAAGATTTGATATATGTTATAGCTTATCAAATCTCTGCTCGTAGTTATTTATAACGGCGCGATAGTGTATATGTTATATTGGAATGTTGTTTCTACTGTTAGATATTGTACGTCTGTTAAACCTTGATCATAAGATAATGAACCTAAAGAAATAGGAAACATATCTTGAAAATTTACTTGTACGATAGGATTATTTTTATTAGATAAAACCATAAGATATCCATCAGAATACATAGATTTATCCGAAGTGGCTAGTCCAATAGTATCTGTTGTTGGTGTGTTTCTCGCATCAGCTCGTGTGTTTGAAGTCTCATCTCTAAATTTAGAAAACTGATCTCGTCTTTCAGGAAACCCTAAACCTGTAATCCAATTATGAAGTGAAGTATAATTTTCTAGATACTCATCTACTAAAAAAGTAACAGAGAGATTACCGTATGTTAGTTTTTCGCCTGGGACAGGAATATCTTTAAATGGAGTATTTTGAACAGTTGTTTCTAATGATATATCGGGAATCAAAGCTTGAGTCACAAAATATTCTACCTTCGGTAATTGATTAATACCAAATTTAAATTGTGTTGGACTAGCGTAGTCTAATTTTGTTGGTTGTCTGTCTAGTGGCCCAGCCATGTTTATCTCCTATTACTATTTAGGTACAAAAAAAGAGGATGCTGTTTCCAACACCCTCTAAGTTTTTAGTCTAGTTTCTTATAGTAAACCAATCTTACATGAGATTCGTCACTTTTACTCGGCGATACCAAGAGTTTGTGTTTGCGTCAAGTGATGCATCTGTGTTAACCGTATCAGCTGCAGCTTTAGCACCAGCACTAGCAAATGGGTTAGCGGCAAGACCATAACGTGTCTTGAAACCAATCTTAGGCTGGAAACTGTTTTCACCAACTGCACGTACCATTTGTAATGGAACATATGGGCAGTAGAAGAAACCAGCGTCATAAGGCGAAGTACCTTTATAACCACAAACATAATACTGACTAGCAGCTACGTTTGCAGAATAAGGATCAACATAAACCTTAAAGCGACCATTCATAACACCAGCAAATGTGGTGGATGTATCATCAACAGAAAGATTGTTGTTAAGAGCAGGTGTGTAATCAAGTACACCAGCCATGTTCAATGCACTTGCAACGTCAGCAGATACAATCAACATGTTACCCTTACCACGGCGAGTCTGTTGACCAATCGCATTGGCGTCACGTTCGATAGCGAACATAAGACCTTTAAACTTCTCAACTGACCAACGACCATTTGAGTCGGTGTCAAGATCAAAGATACCAGCAGTTGTCGTGTTAACCTGTGCCCCTGCAACAGCAGTAACATAAAGAGAACGAACAACTTCACGGTTGATTTCAGCAAGAACTTCAGAACTAAGAATATTAGCAAGTTCTGTTTCAGCGTCAAGACCATGAATTGCTTTCAAGTCCTGTGCAAGTTCCATTGTGTACTCAGCTTTAAGTGCGCGAGAAACAGCAGTAACTGTTGACTTTTCAATTGAGAAAGCCATTTCAGCGAAAGCGTTACTAGCAGAATCACCCAATGCTTCTGCTTGAGAAGTAGTCATTCCTGTTGCAGAAGTATAAGTTCCAGCAGAAGGGCTGTCATTAAGAACAGCAGGGTTAGTCTCGCTACTACCAACATCACCACCACCAACATTACCGGCAGCGTTTTGGTTGGAAATATCAGGCATTGACTCATCAACGAGAGCCTCAGCACCATCTTGAGAAACGAATGAAGAGCGCATTGCAAAGATAAGACCAGTTGGTCCTGTCATTGGTTGCACACCACAAACATCATATGCAATCAGGTTAGGCATTGCACGGCGAACTAGTGAGATCAAAATTGGATCCCATGTGTCCATTTGACCACCACCCATACTATTGACAGGTGCTGTTTCTGAAAGCATCATATTATCTTCACGCATAGCTTTCTCTTGGTTTTCTAGGATTACTGTAGTAACAGCTCGCTTATAAGAATCCGTGATTCTAGGTAAATCAGGGTGTTCTAGGACTGGCTGCCACTTTTCTTGTAGATGTTCTGTCTGAAACATTAGTTTCTCCTTTTAATTACATCTGTTTATTATAATATTATGCACTCACCTTTTGATCACGACTGATAGCAGACATATACTTTCGCATACTATCTGTCGTATCAATGTCCTGAGCGGTGCTGTCTTCCACATAATCAAACGAGTCTCCATCAGCTAGTACTTTTGGAAAATAACTTTCTTTTAACGTATAGAGTTTTTCCTTAAAAGACTCTTCGTTAACGAATTCTATATCCTGAGTAAGTGACTTAAACTTCTCACTTTCGGTATCGGCTAAATCTTCAGAAACTAAAGAAATAACCTGTTCACGAACTAGAGTATCTTTGACTTCTTTGCCATCAACATTCTTTTGAATTTCTTCATTCAAACGAGCCTCTAAATCGTTAATTTTTTCACTTTGTGCTTCGAGAACATCATATTTCTCATCAGGCACATCGATGTAATGGTCTTCAAATAATTGTTTCAGTCCAGAGATGAAATCCTCTGCAATCTCGCCTTTAAGTCCTCGCTCGATTGCCAATTCATTCTCTTTAGTCCATTCTTCCACTACGTAATTAAGATATGTATCAACCTTTTCAGTAAGTTCTTCCTTAATGGTATCAACTTCTGCTTCTTTTGCAGATGCAGTTTCTTCAACGATGCGTTCTACTTCAGAACGAATCTTTGATTTAACAGCAGCCTCAAAGATTGTTGCAGCTTTTTCTTTAAACTCTTCTGATAGGTCTTCACCATCAACTAGAGCATCAACGTCTTCTTTAACATTGATATTTTTAATTTTTTCTTCTATTTCTGCTTTTGCATTTTCTAGTTTTGCAAGTTCCTCTTCGGACTCTGCATTACCAGCTTCTTCGAGTTTTGATGCGTGAGCAGCAAGCATCTCTTCAATATCACCTTTCTTCATCTTTGCGATATTTTCGATATGTTGCGCTTTAGTCATTTTTGGTGCTTCTTCAAGAACCTCGTCACCTTCGGGTTCATGGGAAGCAGCAAGTTTCTGGCTTTCGCCTGGCGTTGCTTCGCCTGAACTACCTTGTTTCACTTTTGGCTCCTGTTTTGCACCCTTATTCTGGGCGTCTTTAGTAGCAGATGCAGCTGCAGATGCTTTCTTACCAATCTCTTTTTCAGATCGATCTTCGTCAGCACCTTTTTCTACACTTGCTTCTGGTTTTGCACCGCCGAGGTCTTGGGCTTTCTCACCTTTAACTGACTCTGCACTATCAGCACCGGCTTGTTTTGGTGCTGGTTTCTTAGCGGTGGAGACACTATCTCCAGCGTTATTAGAACCCAAGCCAAGGTCATTTGCTTTACCTAGAGGTTTTTCTGATGCTTCCTCAAGTTCTGCAAGGACTTCCGCTTCAAGTTCTTCAATTGTTTGTTCTAGTTCGGACATAGGATGTCTCCCTTTCTTTGTAATATTTATTTATAAATTAGAGTCTTTTAAGAAACTTTGCAAACTCCAAAGCCTCTACTTTTGCGTTTCTACTGCGAGTTTTTACGTCAAATTGTTTCTTTAGTTCGATAAGATGTGACTCTACAAGTGCGCCGTTATTCCAAACCCACTCTTTTCCTTCCATAACACCCTCAACAAAGGCATTAGGGGCGGAAGGGTCAGCAACAATATCTGCGGCGGTAGCAAGGTAAAAATCATC